GAAGACCAGCGAGTCGCCCATGTCCTCCATGTTGAGGATGGGATCGACGCCGTCGTGGACGCGGAACTGCTCGGAGAGTCCGGTGCCGGTGTCCCCAGCTTGGAGCGGCGAGGCGATCTGGCTGTTAATCATGTCGACCGGGAGCAGCTCGCCGCCCATCTCCAGGTTCGCGTAGAGCATCATGTTCTTGTAGACGAAGAGGCTCTTGCACTTGAAGCCCAGCTCCGGGTGGAAGGTCACCGTGTCGTCCGTCCCGTTCCACGTCATCACGTAGTCGACGCCGTTGGTCAGGAAGAAGAGGTCATCGCCGACGCCGCCAGCCCCATCATCGGGCCCGACGAAGACGGCGCTGTCAAAGGCGTTCGCCGTGGTGCCGGTCAGGCGCCGCCTGATCGTGTACTCCACGTTGTTGAGCGGGGCGCCAGTCACGGGCCCAGTCAGCGTTAGCTGTCCCTGGGAGTCCACGGTCGCGATCTCGTACCAGACCGCGTCCACGTCGTGCTCATCGTCGTCGCCGAAGGCGATCTCGTCGCCCGGCTGAATGTCGGCCGTCTCAAACGCGGTCGGGGGCCCGGTCAGGAGCAGCGGCAGGGGTCCCTGGGGCTGCGCCGTGACGACCGCGGGGTTGCCCGCGCTCACGTCAACGAGGCCGCGGCTCCAAATGGGGTTCAGGTAGTCCGCCGTGTCGGTCTCCTGGTCGTAGATGAAGATGTCCCTGGTCGTGGCGATGATCTGGCGCTGGAGGCCCGAGCGCAGGATGAACTTCTCGATCAGCATGATCGGGTTTTCGAAGTCGATCTGGCTGTGGAGCTGCCAGCCGAGGTTCGCGTTCGTGATCTTGCCTTGGCGCACACGGAACTGGCGCCCGTCCTGGAGGCCCCGCGCGGGGGTCATCAGGGGGTCCAGGCCGTAATAGAGGCCGAGGTTCGGATTAAGGACCGATGAGCTTTTGCGCGCCATCGTCAGAACTCTCCAGCTGGATCGGCTCTTGGCGCCGCGAAGGGATCATCACGCGGCCGAGGACCCCGATGAGCTTCATAATCGAGTCCCGGAAGCCGCCGAAGTCGTTCCGCTGCTCAATCGTCGCGTCGTGGATCGCGTGCAGGCGCCGGGTCAGGATGGGGCCGCTGAGCGCCGCCCAGTTGACCGCGCAGTTCCACTCGGTGCCTTTCTCCATCGGCATCCCGATCCAGAACATGCAGGTCTGGCACGCCGCCGAGCACTCCTTCTTGACCAGGGGGCAGGTGACGCCCGCGGGGCCTCGGGGCTTCATGACCTCCATCTGCATGGTTACACCTTCGTCCCGATGGTGAATGAGGCGCGCTTCACGTCGAAGTCCATGGCCTCCCCGTCGCCGCCGAGGGGCACGACGTGCGTGTGCGTGAGGTCGATGTCATGGGCGAAGCCGGTGCCGAGCGCCAGCTCCATCATCACGTCGGTGCCGCCCGGGTCGCCGCGGTTGTCCGTCCGGTAGGAGATGCCGAGCGTGGGGCCCTCGGCCGTCAGGTTGATGTCGGGCAGGTTGGCCTGGGTGATCGTGCGCGCCGCGAAGACAGAGCCGATGGCGGTGGTGCCGGCCGTCCCGACCGAGCCGGTCGTGAGGCCCATCACCGCGTCGTTATAGGCGGCGGCGCTTTCCTTGGTCCAGCCGGTGGGCGGCGTGGTCTGCTGGAAGGGCATGCGGGTGCCGGAGGGGAACTCAGGCCCGACCGAGACCCACACGTCGGGGTCAATCGAGCTGGTCACCTGGAGCTTGCCCAGCGTGGAGTTGTAGATCAGCGAGCCGGCCTCCCAGGTCGTGTCGGAGTCCCGGGCGCCTGTGGAGATCACGGGGAAGGCGTGGTGCCCTGACCTTCCGTGCTCGAACAATAGCCAGCTCTCGATGATGTCGCGGAAGGCGCGCTCGACGGCCGGGAACTGGAGGACAACGTCGGTGTCGCCCGGTAGCGTCTCAGCGGGGTTGAACGGCGGACTAGCCATGGAAAAGGGCCCTCAGATGGTGGGGCCCCAGCTTAGCACTCCAGCCTTGGGAAATCAACGGCTCCAGAAGGCCCGGGTGTTCACGTGCTTGTTGCCCCAGACATCGCCGTGGGGCACGAGGTTCTGGACCCCGGAGAGCCTGTAGCGCTTGTCCAGGTTGACGACCTCCTGATACTTGGCGGCGGCCAGCTGCGTCCAGTAGGCCGAGCTGTCCAGATTGTGGTCGGCCGCGAAGCCCATAGCCGTCGCCGTCCGGATGATCCACTCCGGCCCGTTGACGGTGAACCAGTTCGTGTCGGTGCTACCCGAGAGTTCGGCCAGGTACTTCCAGTAGGGCACCCGGATGCGGTACTCCCCATCCGCGTAGAGGCTGAGCGCGTCGCTGAGCGGCCAGACCTCCCAGTTAGAGGCGCCCTGCTCAGTCATCTCGCTCTGGAGGATGATGCGCGGCGGCCCGATGACCATCTCCGGGTCGGCCTCGCCACCGGCGTCGGTGGTCACATCGTGCTCAGCCGTCTCGCGTGAGATGCCGACGATCAGCTCGCGCGTGTCGCCCTGGACGTTAATCACATAAGGCGTCCCGCGGTATTCTTTGAAGTTGTCAGGGACCGCGGACAGCACGCGCGTGTCGGGGGCCGTAGTCAGCACGCCGCTGTCGGCTTCCATCACCTTGAAGTTGTGCTTGTTCTGAAGCTCACGGATCGCCCGATTGACGTAGGACGGGACGTTGTTCGTGACGAAGGTGGGAAGGTCGATGATGTTCCCACGGACCTCAGTCATCAGCTCTAGGAAAGTGGCCATTCACCCTCCTTAGCCGGTCCGAAGGGGGGTAGCTCCCATTCGTCCTGCTCCAGCTCGGACTCCCAGTGCAGCAGGGCTCTCCGCGACCTTGGCCACTGGGGCCTCCATCTCCGGGACCATTGCCGAGATAACCTCGTCGAGGACCTTCTCGGCCATCTGCAAAGTGAGGACGACGCCCTGGGTGAGTACATTGCCTTCCGGGTCCTTGACCAAATGCCGGCCGGAGCCGAGCGCGATGATCTTGTACCCATCCTTCTCCCGGACCACGACCGACTGGTCGACAGCCTCGGAAGCCAGCAGTTCGGCATCGGCCGCGCTGGTTGCGGCCGCTACGGCGAGCTTGCGCCGCCTTAGCTTGCTGTACTTATCCACGTCGAAGCCCGCCATCTTGGCGATGCCTTCGCCGACCTTGTCCCCGTGGGCGTTGTAGTAGACGCCCGGGTTCTGCCGGTACATGAAGACGTCCATCCCAAAGTTTGCCGCCGTGAGGATGATGACGCCCTTGTCGTAGTCGATCTTTCTCTCAGCCATGGAGTCCCGTCTCCTTTTCTTACGCGATCTTCATCCACCTGACCGTCACGGTGCCAGTGAAGGTCACAGCTTCCGCTGCGGCGATGTTCGGCCAGTCCGCCGCAAGGTTGAGGAACACCGTGCGGGGCGATGCGCCCGTGGCTACAGTGGTCAGCTCGGGGGCGGTCGGCTGAGCCGCGCCGGTGAAGCGCGTGGTGCCGAAGGTGATGTTGGTGTACGGCACACCGTTCATGATGTTCTCGAACGTGGGCGTGCCGGAGAGGATGCTGACGGCGCCCGAGGCGACGACAGTGCCGAGGCCGACCTCACCATCGGTCGAGATGCCGTGGCTGGCCTGATCGAAGATGCCCTCCACCGAGCCGCCCAGGAACGCATACGCGCCTGCGGGCAGGGTGTAGACAACCGCGCCGATAGCCTTGTCCACATCGTCGTCGCCGGTGCCCACCGCGAAGGCGGTGCAGGTCAGGACGGTGTAGTGGAACACGCCATCGCCGTGCTCGACGGCGGTGACGTTGGTGCCGGGCGTGCCGATAGAGGCAGCCGGCGCGCGCAGCAGGGTGAGGCCGAGGTTGTCCAGCACGCCAGCGCTATCCACGACCAGGGCTTTGGATGCGGTGACGGTGCCAGGGGTCACCCCAGCGAGTGCAGCCAGCTGAGCCGCGGTCATCGCGGCCCCTGACAGGTTACCAAGCATGCGCGCCCTGCGGGCGGTCGGCGTCAGGACCCCCTCCGCCGTTACCAGCGGAGAGTCCAGCTCGTCGAGATGCTTGGTCTTATCGAATGCGCCGTAGAGGCTCATCTTAGTCTCCTGAAGGGAAGGGGCCAGAGGCCCCCTCACTTAGTCTTGGTCAGACACATCTTCGAAGATGGTGGCCTGATCGACGAACGGTCCGTTCCACGGCAGGTCGATAACCTCGACGAAGCCGATGGCCGCGCCGCTGTCCGCTTCTGCGTTGGTGTCCAGGGTCATCGCGAAGCTCTCGCCCGGCCGGATCACGTAGGGGCTGAAGCCCGTCTCCGACGCGGTCAGGTTTGAGTTCGGGGCCTCGTGACGGGTCGTGCCGTCCTCAGCCTCCTCACCATCGTTGTCCTCGATGTAGAGGTCCTTGAACATCACCGTGCCAGCTGCCTTGTCCACACCCGCGGCCGAAGCCAGGAAGGTGCCCAGGCCTACTGCGCCAGCGGTCGAGCCGACCGTGGGACGGCGAGACAGGGCGAAGGTGAAGGCGGTCGAGTTGTCGACCACGATTGCGGTCGTGGTAATCAGGCCCACCCTCACGACCAGTACCGGGCCGCCGAAGATGAACTCGCCCACTGCGCCGGCCGAGTCCACATTGGGAGTATCGGCCGCCAGCAGTACCCGGCGCTTTTGGAGTAAGTCGTGGCTCATTGCGTGCTCCTATTAGGTCGAGGCCAGATGGACGACGCGGGCCATCGTCGGGCGCTCCCAGACGAGGAAGGCCTCGATGGTGCCGACCCAACCCACTTCGCGGAAGGTGCCCAGCTCCTCGGGCATGCCCGTGCGGATTTCCGGGTCCATGATCTTCACAAGGCCACCAGCGTCCGCACCGAAGAAGATCGCCTCGCCCGTGGTGAGCGAGTTGCCGATCAGGTCCTCAAGAGCGTCGGTGTGGTTGGTCTCGTAGAGGGTGAAGCCCTCGATGTCCTTGAGCTTGCCGCTGATGAGCGGGTCGCTGGTCGACGGGGCCAGCCAGTCCTTGTACTCCGGGTCATTCTTGAGACCGCGCGCGGCGCGGGTGCTCAGGATGCCGATGTACTTGCCGCTCTTGAACTTCGGGCACTTCAGGTCGCCGTGGAGGCGGTCGTGGATGCGCCGAAGGTCCTGGACCTCCAGGTTGCGGTCGGACAGGGAGTCCGCGGAGCCGTCCGTGACGAACTCACCGCCGGTGCTCAGCGGGGTGTACTTCAACGGGGTCAGCTTCAGCGCGGTCGCGCACATCACGTCCATCGTCAGGGTGATCTGATCGCGCAGGGCGCTCTGGATCGGGTCCATCAGATTGAAGTGGGTGAGGTGCGTCTCGAACTCGGTGACCGGCACCTTGTAGCCCCACTGGCTGACAGAGACCGTCTTGGTCTCAATCGCCGGGCGGCCCGAAGGCAGACGCTCGGTCTCGCTCACGCGGGTAGCCAGCGGGAGCTTCATGATGCGGGTGATCGTGACCGACTCACCCTTCTTTTTGCCGTAGCCGGGCTCAGCACGCATGAACTTCATGAACTGCGTGTCGGCGATGGCCTCACGGCGGATATCGGTGCTCAGCGCGTGGTTCCGGTAGGTGCCGGTCGGCGCATCAAACTGCCAGCTCATCTCGAACTCCTAGTTGTGGTCTCCCGCCACTGTGGTGCGACTCTCGCACCAGGGAGGGTGCCTTGTCAAGTGCCCTGGGGGCCCTCTCGCTTCTCTTCCTGCCCGGCG